CCTGAGCATTTCCGCTCATCCTGGGGGCCGTTTGAAGGCAAAAACTGGGGCGAAGTCGAAGAAGTTAAGGCGGACAAGTACAAGGGCAAGCTGCGCCTGTATGTGAAGCTCACCGCGAACGATTACCTGCTGGAAGCCAACAAAGACGGGCAAAAGCTGTTTATGTCGGTTGAGCTGGATACCGATTTCAAACGCGAAGGCCGATGTTATTTGAAAGGCTTGGCGGTAACTGATAGCCCTGCCTCAACTGGCACCACCCGCCTGAAATTCTCCATTGGTGATCATGCTGCCGAACGTGAATACAGCCAATTAGAGCCGCTGCTTGCTTCTGACTTTATCTTTGAAAGCCAGTCTGAACAACCACCCGAAAAGAGCTTATTCACCCTGCTGAAAGGCTTTTTTAGCCAAAACCAGCAGGAGCCAACTGAACCCGCTGAAACCGACGACGAGGACGCACCCATGAAGAAAGAGCAATTTGATCAGCTAGTGGGGGCGATTAGCTCTCTGAATGGCAAGGTGGAAGGCCTTGAAGCCAAATTTGCAGAGCAGGACAAGGGCGAAGATGCCCCGGCAGAAGAGGGGGAGCAGTCCTCTGAAACCGAAACCCCGGAATCGGACGCTGATGATACCAGCAAAGATTTCAGCCTGGATGAAGAGAAGTTTAACCAACTGACCCAGGGCATTGAGAGCCTGACCAAAAAGGTTGGCGCAATGGAGGCCAAATTCTCTGAATTGGAGAAAGAGGTACCAGGGCAGGAGCCGGAACCCGCAGGCGGTGAGACTGAATTCACGGTTGTGTAACCGGAAGCACTACGCCAGTTAACCCCAAGGTTTAATTACAGAGAGTAAGCAAATGAATTTGAATCAAGCCGCCAAAGGCATGTTGTCTGCCTATCACGACAACATGAGTAAAAACTACGATGCCACTGATGTCAGTAAGCTGTTTAGCGTGACTGGACCAATGGATATGAAGCTGCGTAATGCGCTGCTGGAGTCCGTTGATTTCCTCTCCATGATCACCGTGCTGGATGTTGACCAGATTAAGGGCCAGGTGGTGAAAGTGGGCGGTACGGCGATCGCCACAGGTCGCAAGAAGGATGGCCGCTTTAGAACGGGGCAGAACGTAGATGGCAACACCTACGAGCTGACCGAAACCGATTCCTGCTGTGCGCTGACCTGGGAGCTGCTGGCCACCTGGGCGAACTCAGGCAGTAAAAACGAGTTCATGAAGAAGATGAGCCAAAACGCTACTCTGCGTTTTGCACTGGATATGCTGAGAGTCGGTTTTAACGGTACATCGCGGGCGGTGGATACTGACCCCGAAGCCAACCCGCTGGGTGAGGATGTGAACAAGGGCTGGCACCAGCTGGTTAAAGAGACGAAAGCCGACCAGATTGTTACCGATGCTATCTACTTCGACCCGGATGGTGCTGGCGATTATAAGACGCTGGACGCAATGGCGATGGAGCTACGCAATACCCTGATCCATCCTTCGCTTCGTCAGGATTCGCGCCTGGTGGTATTGGTTGGCTCTGATCTGACCGCTACCGCACAAACCCAGATGATGAACCAGGCCGATAAGCCTACCGAGAAGGTGGCCGCCCAGCAGATGGATAAAAACATCGGCGGCATGAAGGCATTTACCCCGCCATTCTTCCCCGGCAAACGCATGGTCGTGACCCTGCTCTCCAACCTGCATATCTACACCCAGAAGGGAACCCGCAGCCGCAAGGCGGAAAACGTGGAAGACCGCAAGCAGCATGAGGATAAATACTGGCGGATGGAGGGCTATGCGATCGAGGAGTTCGAAGCCTACGCCGCCATTGATGAAGGCAATATGAATATTGGTGCCAAGCCAGCAGGCTAACGCAGTTTGATACCAGGCGCCTGATTTCAGGTGCCTATCCATAAACGCAAGTTGAGAGTGATCCCATGGGAAAGATTGCCGATTTCAGAAAACGCCGTGAGGCAGCTAAGGCCGTAGTTGAAAAGGACTCCGGGCCAGCGGAGGAACTCAGCCAGGCAACCGAGGAGGTTGCTAACGCTGCCGCCGAGGTGAGTGCCAGTGCTGACGAAGTGAGTTCAAGCGCGGATGAAGTGAAAAACGCTTCTGCCGATGTTGCGGACTCTGCCGGTGAAGTCGCGGATGCAACCGCAGAGCTTCAGGAGGCCACCGCTGATCTCAAAGAGGTGGCCGAAGAGGTAAAAAAGCCATCGGCGGCGCCAAAATCCTCGCCTACAAAGAGCAGCGGCAAGCAGAAAAGCAACTCGACCAAGTAAGGCTGACCGGCAGTGCTGAGCACGCGCCCAGCCTGCATCTGCAACTGGTTGAGCTGGACGCCGATTTAAAACAGCTCAAAGGCTTCGACAGGCGGCAGGACAAGATCACCCATAAGCGGGATGTGTTACTGCCGAAATGGTTACCGATAGTCACTGACTATTTAGCCAGTGCCAACAAGGACAATGCGTATGACCACCCTATTTTTGCTTATTGCACTGTTTGGCTGTTTGACGTGGGCAACTATGACCGGGCGCTTGAGTGTGCTTTCAAAGCCATTGATCTGGGTCAGTCAACACCTCCTGCAGTGCGTCGTAAATGGCCCGGGTTTATTGCCGACACCATCTTTGACTGGGCGGAGGAACAGGCTGAATTCGGCAACAGCACAGAGCCTTATTTTAGCCTGGTGTTTAAAAAGGTTCGCCACGATTGGAAGTTACCTGAGCCGGTTACAGCCAAGTATTACAAATTCGCGGGGTTGGCGTTACTGCGTAGCGACACTGGCGAGGTTAAACCAAGTGCGATTGGCAGCGTGCAGCGGTTGCAACAAGCGGATGAATACCTGGCTAAAGCAGCAAGCCTGCACAAATACGCACAGGTCAAAACCGTGCGAAACAGAATAGAGATGAGAATTCGCGCCTTAGAGAAGTATGGCAGTGACGTCAGCTTTAAGGCCTAACGGCTCTCAACCCTCCAGTGCATTAGCCGAGTGTTTTAACGGGTGACCGCTAAAAAATCACGGTGACGCTATTTGCACTGAACCCATTAATGAACTGAGTGAGACACATGAGCGGATTAGGATTTGACGCAGGAACAGAGGCAAGCATCGCCATTGATGCCGGTTCCGGCTGGCCTGAGTTATCCACTGGCGAATTCCGCCAGCACCGCCGGGTGCCTGAGTTCTACGAAGAGGCAGTGATCGCCGATTCACTGAATCGCAGTGTTGAGGAGGTGCAGCAGCAACTCCTTAAATACGCGCTGGATGATATTTCCAATGGCACGGATGCCCCCTTTCCCCTGAGTACCGACATGGTGCCGGATTTTACTGAGGCGCAGGTCAGTATTTACCGCAACGCGGTTTATGCCCGTTCCCATGCCGATCTGCTGGGCTACTTCTCCACCGTGGACCAGAAGCCAGCGGGTGAGAACAAGGCCAACGATATCGACCAGCAGAATGCGCTGCTGGCGCAGAGCAACCGCTCTGTTCGTTTGTTGCTGGGGCTGGGCCGGACTGGAGTGCATAGCCTATGAGCCAGCAAACCAAGCTGCAGCAGCTTACCGGCTTCCTGCTTAACCGGTTTGGGGCTGTCATTCAGCGCAACGAGATTGATGCCTGGATGGAGCGCGGCCAGCTCACGATTACCGGCACTGATCAGGGGCAGGGATACGAGATGGCCCAATGGAAATACCAGGCGGTGCTCAGCATTGAGAAATTCCCTCACCGCAAAACCGATCCCTACATTCTGTTTGCTCAGGTGGCGGCATGGCTGGCGGATAACGACCCGGAACGGGATGAAAACGACCTGGCCGATCCGGCGATTGATATTGATGTGGTGAGTAAGGACCACGCCGAGCTGCTGATTGAGGTGGAACTGCTCGACAAGCTGGGCCTGATCCCCGATGAAGCGGGTGATGTGCTGTTTAACGGCCAGAACTACAAGCTGGATCTGGTGCCGTTCTTTGTGGCGGATGAGTTTGAGCAGTCTACAGAGGTGAGCGAGTGAGCCTGGTTATCTCACCCAACAAGCAGCAGGCACTGACTGCAAAACACCAGTTGACGCTATTGCAGCTTCCACCAGGTAAGCGGGTACGCGTTCTGAAAACACTGGGCCGCTATGAGCGAAAGCTGGCCCGTCAGCGCATTCGCCAGCAACGCACCGTGGATGGGCAGAAATTCACACCGCGTAAGGATGGCCGCAAGGCCAAACTGTTGCGCCAGATGGGGCGGACGCTGGAACCCTATGTGATTAACGGGCAACGACTGGAGCTGAAGCATAAGAACCGGCTGACAGGCCGTATTGCAGCCTTTCAACAGGAGGGCGGGCAGGAGCAGATGACGGCGGCGAAGCTCAAAAAGCGCCGTGGTGAGCCTGATTACGATGCCCCCTGTACCCGTGAGCAGGCAAAGGCACTGGTCAGCCAGGGCTTCAGGGTGCGCCGCAGCAAAGGCAAAGGCTACAAGCGCGCCACGATCAAACATATTCAGGCCAGCCTGACACTCGGACAGGCCGGTTTAATTCTTCGCATGATGCGAAATCAAAAGCTTAAACAACGCTGGATTGTGCCGGTGGATGGTCGCCCCTTCCTGGGCGACACACCGCAGAACGTGCAGCGAAAGCTCGCAGACATTCTTGACGAAATCAGCCACTAAAGGAACACCCAATGCCACTAGGTAAAGTACAAATCAACAATCTCAATCTGGGTCAGGGTGATGTGACCGAGGTTGAGCGCCATTTTCTCTTTATTGGCCGTGCCGGTCATGCCGATGAGGAGAGCCAGCTATTTAGCGTAAACGCCCAAACCGAGCTGGAAACCCTGTTAGCGGATAGCAATCTGCGTAAACAGGTGATCGCCGCGCAACTCAATGCCGGTCAGAACTGGAGTGCGGCGGTTTATCCGCTGGCTGCAGATGAAACGCTGGCGGAAGCGATCGATGCAGCCAACGAGGTGCAGAGCTTTGAGGCGGTGGTGGTGTGTGATGTGCAAACCACCCAGCAGGCGTTACAGGATATTCAGGCCGAGGTGATCAGCCTGCAGGCCACGCTAGGCCGTTGGTGTTTTGCCATGGTCGCTGTGCCGGGCATCGATCCCGTTACCCAGACATGGCCCCAGTATGAGGCGACAATGGCGGATCTACAGGATGGTTTAGCCTGTAATCTGGTGTTGCCGGTGCCGCAGTTGTTTGGCAACAACCTGGGTATGTTGGCAGGTCGCCTGTGTAACCGCAGCGTGAGTATTGCCGATACACCGATGCGGGTAGCCACTGGCCCTGTGCTTGGCTCCTATACCCTGCCGGTGGATGTTACCGATACCCCGCTGTCACTGGCTACCTTGAACACCCTTGCCGAAGCCCGTTTCAGTGTGCCGCAGTGGTATCCCGACTTTGAAGGGCTCTACTGGGGGGATGGCTCCATGCTGGAAGCCGAGGGCGGTGATTATCAGTATGTGGAGTATGTACGTGCGGTGCATAAAGCCAGTCGCCAGGTGCGTGTATTGAGTATTCAGCGCATTGGTAATCGTCGGCTCAATTCAACCCCTGCCAGCATCGAGAGCAACAAATCTTACTTCATGCGGCCTCTGCGCGACATGAGCAAGAGCTTTGAGATTAACGGCGAGATCTTCCCCGGTGACATTCAGGCGCCCGTGGAGGGGGATATCACCATCACCTGGATGACTAACAGCAAGGTGAATATCGGTATGGTCGTGCGGCCCTATAAGTGTCCGAAAGCGATTGAAGTCAACATCATGCTGGATCTGAGCCAGTAAACCAAAAGAGGATTTAACCATGCGTTTATCTGGAAAGAATTTCGCCACCATGATCAGTGACACCATGATCCAAGTGGATACCGCCACGGTGAGCATTACCGATAACAGCGCCGTAGCTCAAACCAACGGAGTGCCTGATGGGCATGTAGATGGTGATGTTGCTGCCAATGGTGAGCTGGTAGTGAATGCCAGCAACTTCCGCTTGCTGAGTGAGGCGGCAAAGGCAGCCGGTTCGTGGCGGGGTATGGATACCTTCGACATTATGTTTTATGGCAAGACCAACCAGGACGAGGTCAAAGTGGAGTGCTTCGGTTGCAAGATTAAGCTGAGTGACCTGCTCGACCTCGATACCAAGGGCGGCAGTACCACCAACTTTAAGATCCCGTTTGATGTGACTTCCCCCGATTTTGTCCATATCGATGGCGTGCCGTACCTGCGCCCGGATGAAATTGAAAACATCGTGCAGTAGGCCGCTAAATGGATGATGCGGACAGAGCAGCGA